GCCTGACAGTTTATTAGCCGTAATAAAACACGTTGGATACTGTGCATAATTATTGTTTCTGCACCGTAGCTCAACAAACGCTCTGACACTGCCTTTATTTAAGGCAACATAATCAAATTGATTATACTTGTCTTGTTTGCGCATTTCGCAGTTCCATTTGAACGCAGCGTATTGTGCAAGCTCTTCTTCTTTAATTAGATGTTTGTTAGTTTCATACGTTGGGCGATAGTACGTCATAACCTACAGCCTCAGATAGTTTTGCCATCGACATTTCAAAATATTGGTTAAATTCTTTTTGATCCATTTCATCAAAGTTGATGCTGTCGATCATTCTCATGTGTGCGCTTGCTAAATTATTCCAACGCATCTTAACGTAACCACATGCCCACTTTAATTCATTGTGCAAATGTTCTGCGGTAGGCCAACGCCCTGTAGCTTTTACCACGTTACTCAATGTCACCCAATACAAGCTGTGATGTGGGTTTGACCGTTTTCCTGTGGCTTGCAGGTTGTAAGTTTGCCCCTGCTTTGCTTCCTGTAGCTGTTGACTGTCATGCTCAGAGACAGGCAGTAGTTGCCCATCCCTGATGTAGACTTGAATTTTAGAATGGTATTTCGTCATCGAAATCTTGTGCCTCAACTTTTTGGCCCTCTGCCATTCTGTTGTTTTGGTCAGATACTTCAGCAACATTTTTAGGTGCGCCCTCTATCGTAGATCCTAACTCTACTTTGTAAGCTTGTATCTTTAGGTAGGTCTTGTCGTTATATACACTGGTTTTGAAATCACCATGCACTGTGACCTGCTTACCTTTTGTTAAGTATGGCGCAATGCCTTCACGATTATAGGCTACATCGAAGAAGATTGCTGTTTGATTTTCTTTGTAACCTTCGTTAACCGCCACAGAAAAGGTAACAAACTTCCCTGTGTCCGTCTGACGAACCTCACCGTTTTTGGTAAGACGCCCGAATATTGTAATAACTTTCATATTGTTAACTCCACTTTTCTTTTGTTGTGCGCTTCTACAACAGCATTGTATTGCGGTTCTGTTATATCTGCGCTGTTTAATAAATTTTTATACCGCTTTTCATTAGCTATAAATTTGTCTGTGTTGCAATCTTCATAAAATGTAATAGCAGCATCTACCCTAGCTTCTGTGTCTAGGTTCATTATTTTTTTTGGCATAGCTTCTTCTAATTCATCTGCTTCTGCTTGACTGTAAACGTGACCATGCAATCCTATTAGTTTTAATATTACCCTGTCTTTGGCACGTTTCTCTGCCATAGCAAATGGGTAGTTGTTTTTGTTGTTGTAAGGTGTAGCTTCGCCAATAGACCATTCAGTGTTGTCACCCATATGACCAGTAACACACATAATCGCGTGTTTTTTACCTGCGTCACTTTCGATCATAACTGGCGCATCAAATACAATATTATTTACGGCAGCAATTCTTTCACAAGCTTTATGTAATAGAACAGGTGTGCCGTGAACATCCCATGTGGCTTCTTCTTGCGTCATGTCTATTGTCTTTAGTGTTTCTAATAATTTTTTTGGTAGTGCTTTAGGCATCTTCCTTCTCCTTAAATAATCCGTATGGTGCTTTAAGACCTGCAAAAGATCCATGCTTTTCGTATGCTTCAAAAGCACTGTCGATTGCGTCATCTAATATTTTGTGTGCTTCAGCAGGAAACATAGGCGCACCAGTGTCTAGTGCTTTCATTGTGTAATCATTAATTGCAGTTGCTATAAAAAGTTTAAGCGTAACCTGCGGTGGTCTTTTCTGTTCTGACATTTTTTTATCCTTTTTTCCAAAATGTATCTTGCATCTACCATAAATGTAGCGTAGACACAACCCTAATTACGCAAATAAAGGAAAAAAATTTATGGAAACAATGCTGACACTAAAAGATGTGCAGGCTTTATTGAAAGATGAACGCCCTGCAGATGTATGCAGTAAGACAGGCTTATCGCGTCACACTGTATATAGGATTAGAGATGGAGAATTTGATGATGTTAAATATACGACAGTAAAAGCTTTGTCAGATTACTTTAAATATGATTAAATAAAAAGACCCCCTACCGAAGCAGAGGGTCAGTCTAAAGAGAAGTGAAACAACCAAAGACCACAACAGAAAGGATGCCTCATGTCGCATTATATGACAGCATTAGCTATGAAGCAAACTAATTTAAAGCCTGCCACTAAAATAGTTTTATATTGGATTGCAGACCACCATAACGGAGAAACAGGTGAATGTTTCCCAAGCATTAATCGCCTTGCAAATTTATGTGAGATGTCAAGACGATCTGTAGAAACACATATAGTTACTTTAGAACAAGCAGGTTTATTAGAAAGAAAAGCACAATACAGGGAAACAGGCGGTAAAACAACTAATAGCTACATATTAGAACTTACTGGAACTCCTTGGAACTCAGACGATGCGCAAAATCTGCGTATGGGTGGCGCAAAATCTGCGCATGGGGATACGCAAAATCTGCGTATGAATAACCTTGTAATAAATAACCTTGGAAATAAACCTAATAATATAGATGAATTATTTGATGAATTTTGGAGTTACTATCCAAGAAAGTTAAATAAGATGGCAGCTAAACAATCTTTTATCACAGCATTAAGTAAAGCTGAGGCTGATGTTATCTTAGATGGTATTAAAGCCTACGCAGATAGTATTAAAGATTTTTGTAATCAGGATATGAAGTTTGTTCCACATGCTAGAACTTGGTTAAGACAAGAACGGTGGACAAATGAAATAGAATTAGCGACAGTTAATATTCAAGACAAAGTTTTGCAGGAGATGATGAATGAGAAATGAAGAATTAAAAGAAATGTTTCTATCAATGATAGGACGTTTAAATGCGCCTAGAGCAATTACAAACAACAGTGAGGGTATGAAAAGAGAAGCCGAAATACTTACAAATGTTATTATCAAGAACGCTCCCACAAGAGGATATAAAGATTGGTTTAATGATTTCGAAGAGGCACTGCTAGGAAATTTAGAAACTAGAACATGGCCTACAATCAAAGAAATGCACAGGGCAGCAAAACAAATATCAACAAGGCGTCCTGAGTTTCGTGATTTAACAGGCGATAACAAATATACTCCTGATCCATTTAAAATAAACGCAGGAAGAATTAAACGTGGCGAACCAGTAGATGAGCATTATATAAACGGAACTGAAGCGCAGAAGCTTCTGAACAAGGGGTTAGTTACTGAGGCAGACATACAGCCTTACAAAGAAGCGTTGACAGCTATTAATAATTATTAAAAGATGATACAATGTCACTCAGGGCGTGTTATAAACCTCCCTGAGATACGCCTTAACTGCCCTTCGAAGCGTTTCCTTTTTTCCATAAAACTTCGGGGGGCTTTTTTTTGTAATCTTTTTAGGTTATATTATATGAAGTATAGACGCACCCTGTAAGGACGGACATATGAGTACAAAAGAAGAACAAATATCTAAAGTAGAAGGATCTGGTAGAAAAAAAGGAACAGGTAATAAAGTTCCAAGACTACTGAAAGATGCTATATTAGAAGCAGCAGATAGAGCAGGACAGAATATTGTCTTAGCAAGATACGATGATCCTGATAAAGCTGATCCTAGATTTGTAGAAGAAGCCAAGAAAGAAGGTATGGTTTCTTACTTAGAACATCAGGCTATAGAAAATCCACAATCATTTATGTCTCTTATGGGTAAAGTATTACCTATGCAGGTCAAAGCAGAAGTTGATGGTGGCTTAGAGCATGTGGTTAAATTAAAATGGAAGATGTAATAGAGATTGATTACAAGCCGCGCAAACAAGCAAAAAACTTTCACAACAGGACGGAACGGTTTGCTATTATTGTTGCGCACAGAAGGTTTGGTAAAACAGTAGCGGCAATAAATGATTTAATTAGGTCATGTTTTTCAGTGGAGAAAGAAAGTGTAAGAGTAGCGTACATTGCTCCATATCTTTCACAAGCAAAAGCTGTAGCTTGGGATTATGCACTAGAGTACACTCAAGACATTCCTAATAGAAAAATTAACAACAGCGAATTAAGGATAGACTTTAGTAATGGAAGCAGATTTCGCGTCTATGGCGCAGATAATTATAATGCTATGCGCGGTTTATATTTTGATAGCATAGTTTGTGATGAGATGGCAGACTTTCCTGCTTCAGCTTGGCCTACAGTGTTGCGGCCTGCAATATCAGACAGACATGGAAGTTGCACATTTATTAGTACGCCCAAAGGTAAAAACGAATTTTGGGAATTGTGGCATGATGCGCAAGACAATCCTAATTGGTTTACCGCAATGCACAAAGCTTCTGAAACCAACATATTAGACAAAGAAGAATTAAAAGAAGCTAAACGCACAATGGGTGAAGATCGTTATGAACAAGAATTTGAGTGTTCGTTCGAAGCAGCAATACAGGGCGCTTATTACGCAGTAGAAATGAAAAACGCCACCAATGAGGATAGGGTTACTAATGTTCCTTATGATCCTGCAATGTCAGTAATTACTGCTTGGGATTTGGGAATAGGTGACAGCACATCTATTTGGTTTTGTCAGTTTTTAGGCGGTGGTGAAGTCAGAGTTATTGATTATTATGAAAATAGTGGCGTAGGTTTAGATCATTATGCAAAGGTTTTGCTGAGTAAAGAATACCATTACGAACAACACATTCTACCG